ATCTGATGTTCTTCGTCGCGTTCGCAGCTGGATCGATTCAAGAGATGAAGAAAGGGAAGTCGATGACCCAAGAGGACCGCACCCATTAGCAGGTGTTTCTGATGAGGTGGCTGACGATGCATATAATGCAGTCGCGGCAGGATTGAAAGGATTACAAAAGACAGGGCTATCTAGAGCACGCAAATCAAAGCCAGGTGGTGCTGATTATGGCGGTGATAGCAGCGGTCGCACAGACAAAGCACCAAGTGCAGAAGAAATGGGGGTTGCGTTTGATTCCTTCCAAAACTTCGCCAATTCGATTGGAGAAAATCTTAAGACGTACAAGGCAACAGTTGTCACCAGATATCCACAGCAAATCAGATTTAGTGAAAAGTTCATTAATCAATTGGCTGAAGAATTCTTTAATCACAATATGATCTCCGAAGATCAAGGATTTATTCGAAATCTAGAAGAAAAAATGGTTAAAGCGCTTCGAATGCATGTTTACGAGTTTGCTCGACAATATAAAGAAGCACAATAAAAATTAATTAAGGGGAGCCCAAAGCTCCCCTTTTTTATTGCTTAGTAATTGCCAAATACAGAATCTCTATTGTCTGTATATGGTTTAATGGTCTCTGAAATCGCCTCGACGCTACCATCATATACCTTCGCCGGCACTGGCGACGCAGGATTAGTGCTGCCCGATAATCTGCCGAATATTTCTTCGTCAGAAACATCTGGGTTTTCGGCTTCAGGTGGTGCACCCGGTTCATATGCATATTCAAATCTATTCGCCTCGAGAAACCAACCATAATGTCTGCCGAGGAAATCACCAGCAGCATTCTTACGATCGTAACGCTGTGTGACTTCAAATACTTCGGCGGTTCTTTGGCCCTTACGACCACACCCCGTATTAACTACTACAAACACATCTCCTGTTTTTGGTTCATCATTAGGGAAGTATGTATCCCAAACATCAAATGGAATGGCGACGCTCACTTCCGCCGATGTCTTTATACCGAACTTGCTCAATACATTACTGTTCTTGGTTATTTCGACATACGCTCTGAAGGTAGTATCGTCACCAAATCCAGCCATCAAATCCTCCCCGAACAGAGTGTTCATTTGTTCTAGTTCAAGTTTATAAGGATAATACCGAATCATCACACCATATAGGTTTATGATATCTTTCAACCAACTGCCATATGTCAATTGATCATTGGTTGGTTGGGATGCACACGATGGAATATACGAATAAGGAGTGTCTGAATCGTTTGGATTAAATGAAAAGGGCTCGTCTTGAGGATTGAAAGTAAAGGCCATCGGTAAATATATTTATCACAGAATGCGCGACTATACTTACAATTTTGAAATAGAGGATTTGATTGTTCAATTTATTGACGCATTTAATGACGTTATTATTAAGCGCTATAATAAAGACAGAGTCGCACAAGATCATATACATGCCAATTTTGTATATTCTCCCAAAAAGAGAATGATCTATGACATTTTAAACAAAAATCCAAATCCAGTGAATATGCCGACAATTGCGGTGTATATTAAAAGCATTTCGAGAGATTCGACAAGGGTTGAAAATAAAATAGATAAAAGTTTTTACGTTAACGATTCGGGTACATACAAACAAAGAAGGCAACCAGTACCTGTGAATGTTCAGATGGGGATGTCTGTAATCACAAAGAGCACTCAAGACATGCTTCAATTGATGAGTAACTGGGTTCCGTATACAGATCCATATATCTACATCGATGTTGTAGACCCAAGTACAAAACAAACATTAAGAACAAAGGTTACATGGACCGGAGAAATCTCGATTAACCAAGAACTGGACGTTCCAGACAATTCAACATTTCGGACTGGATTCGACACTTCATTTACAATTGAGGGCTATTTATTTAAAGCACCTATAGGAGATGAAGGGCATATTTGTAAGGTGGTTACAAATATGATATCTGTTACATCGATGAACAATTGCTTCCTCGATATCCAATCATTTGAAAAATCAATCAACGCGACAGAAGACAACAAGATTACATTCTCTATTAAGGGTGTACCTAAACTTAGATGCTTGTCACCATTTGCAATGAACCTTGGGTTAACCAAGTATAATTTCCAAATCACAGGACAAAACTTAGACTTTACATCAAATCTATACATAAGTGCAACACCGGGGATGTTCCCCACATCTGCATACAATTATTACAATCTATTTCCAGATACTAGTGCAACCTCTGCAATTAACGTATGCTCTGAGAACCCGTCAGTAACAACGTCAATTACATCAAGCGAATGCCCACCGTTCTACGCAATTCCTATATCAGCATATACGATCAATTCAGTAGGCAATACAATTGATTTTACACTGCCGTATATACCAGACACAGAAGGCATATTCGATATAATAGCAACATCGAAATGTGGTTGCTCTAGGCTATCCATTGATAGCGTTCTTGAAACGTATAATCCATATCCATCAGGCACAAATGATTATGAAAATTATATCCCATATCAACCACCATATGCACAAACAGAATATGGTGGTGCTGTAATCTTTAATGTCAATTGCGACGATTTAGCAGGAAGAGTAATTGCATTGGAGGCACTAACTGCGGGGTACACATCTACTCAAAACACAGTAACAGCAAACAGTGCGAATTGGAATGCAACATATAGTATAATATCAGCAAATAGTGCTAGTTGGAATAATGCATATGCATTGTCATTAGCAAATTCGGCTACATTGATACAGATATCCGCATATACCTTAACAAGCACAAATACACCAAATGCAGCATTAGCCCAGCTTAGTGCAGATGTAATTTCTCTATCCGCGTCTCTCGGTGCCTTAGAATATCATCATTATAATTCCACATATAGCGTTCTTGGTGATTTTATAACATACGAATATAGCACAGCCAATGTCAGCAGAGGCGATACAGTTAAGCTCGCAAACGGTCGTATATTTTTATTAACAACCAGTAGTGGTACACTGTCTGCAGATTATCTTGAGATAAATCCATATCCAATACAACCAATATACATCACAAATATATCAAATTATGGCACTGTAAATGCGTTTAATCTGTCATCATTCAATACAGCCAAATATACAATGCAAGTAGATGACCTCGCACTGAGCGCATCACAATACTCAGAACTCGTAGTTATAGCATCAAACACAGATTCATCAATATTAGAGTATGCATTAACTTACACATCAGGATCTCCGTTAGTTGAATATGGCGTTTACTCCAACGGAGTGACAGTGACATTGTCAGCATATTCAGCATCAGGATCGATGACGAATAAAACATTCAAAGGAACACGCACTAATTTCTTTAAGAGATGACACTATTTTTAACACGAAGAGTTTCTGCGCTAGAGGCGCTGACTGCGGCATATACTAGCACACAGACTGTAGTATATACCAATAGTGCATCGTGGCAAAATTCGTTCACAATATTATCAAGCAATAGTGCATCATGGTTGCTCACTGACCAAATAAACGCTTCTATTGGATCCTTTATAACTTCGATCACCGCAGTATCAGCAAGCATTCTCAATCTATCCTTATTAGTGTCAAGCATAAGTGCTGATATCACCGATACGCCCTTTGATAATTTTAACTCCAATTATAATACTCTTACTGGTTTCATAACATATGAATTAGGTTCTGTGAATATTCATAAGGGGGATACGGTGTATCTCAAAAATGGTAAAATATTCATGTTCGCCACTGGCAATGGTGCATCAGTAAACGACTATATCAATATAAACGACAATGTAGCTGATGTCATTTATGCCAAAAATTTAAGTGCAGGGGATGTATTAGATGCATTTGCACTATCGTCTATCGGTGCTATAAAATATGAAATCGAAGTTAAAGACTTGTCTACCAACGATTTATATTTTTCATCACTAATTGTGCATCCATCAAATACTGCTGTCGATTTAATTGAATATTCGATTGTGTATACATCAACTCCATTTATTTCATATGATGCTGTTATTTCATCCGCCGCAGTCATATTAAAAGCATCAACCACACAGAATGTTCTTTCGACAAAAGAATTTAAAGGCATTAGACTAAAACATTATGTATAATGATCCGGTATGTATAAGTAGCTTTTAATAAAAAAATGGCTGGATATGACAAAGCATTTATCGTAAGAAACTATTTTAACGCGCTGAGCGGGGCGTTCTTTGGAAATACAATATCTGGTGTTTCTATTAGCACGTCGGGTAAAATATTATCAGCGGGCGTTGATTTGTCACTGATATTTGCATCACAAAATAACACAGCAAGTTGGAATGCTGCGTACACTACACTAACAGCCAATAGTGCTAGTTGGAATAATACTACGGTTACAGTTATAGCCAATAGTGCTAGTTGGAATGCTGCTTACACTACATTAACAGTAAACAGTGGAAATTGGAATAACACTACAAATGTTGTTAATGCAAATAGTGCCAGCTGGAATTCTACTACCAGCACCGTGAATGCGAATAGCTCCAACTGGAACACTTCGTATACAATACTGACAGCAAATAGTGCCAGCTGGAATTCTACAACCAGCACAGTGAATACTAATAGTGCCAACTGGGGATCTTCGTATACAATACTGACATCAAATAGTGCCAGTTGGAATAACACTACAAATGTTGTTAATGCAAATAGTGCCAGCTGGAATTCTACTACCAGCACAGTGAATACTAATAGTGCCAACTGGGACACTTCGTATACTACCATAACAGCAAACAGCGCATCATGGGGATCTGGCAGTGGCAACACATCCGTCAACGCCGCAGTTACGTCTAATAGTGCTAATTGGAATACTTCATATACTACTCTGACTGCAAACAGTGCCAATTGGAATTCTACATATGCTACAGTAACAGCCAATAGTGCCTCATGGGGATCTGGCAGTGGTAATGCTGCAGTTAACGCGGCAGTAACGACGAACAGTGCTAATTGGAATACTTCATATACTACTCTGACTGCAAACAGCTCATCGTGGTTCCCAGCAGGAACAGGAACAGAAATTCAATTTAAAAATGGAAATGTTTTTGGAGCAGTATCAGGTTCATCCGTATTAGGCACTTCTATAACAGCAATTGGTGGTTTGACTTTGCAAACGACAGTAACTGCAGTCTATGGTACATTTATTACTCTACGGACACTAACACCGGCAACGTCGGCTGTTCAATATACATCACCAGCATTAAGATTTACAACGACTGGGTGGAATACTACCGTTTCGGGTGTTTCTGCAGTTTCGGCGAGCAGACCAGTGGACGCAGAGCTTTTTCTGCAGAGTAACTCGGCCCCAGGCGAACCTGACTCAACTGCTATTTTCCGTTTTCGTACAAATTCAGGCGCGTGGACCAACCTACTATCTATCAGACACAGCACAACCAATGGGCATTTGATAAATATCGGTGGCGTGCAGATATCGCAAAATAACGGCAGCACCTTTGTAAACACTTTGGATGTCGGGGGCAACATATTACACAATGCAAACGGTCTCACAATTAGAAACGACTATGCGTTAAGATGGTCGTCGACGACCCAAGTGCATGGGGCGGCAGATCTATTCTTACGCCGCAGATCAGCGCATAATTTATGCTTAGGAACTACCGATACGTCTGCCATAAACCCTCAAACAATTTCGGTCCAATCTGTTGCAGCAGGAACGACTAACAGTCCAGGTTCAGCATTTACTATTGACGGTTCGCAAGGAACCGGGACGGGTGCTGGAGGTGACATCATTTTCCGGGTAGCACCTGGGGGGGTTTCCTCTGCTGCTCAAAACCCTTTAACAGAAGTTTTTAGAATCAAAGCAGGCACTAGCGGACCCCCACAAATAGCTTTCTACGGGACTAATCCTAACGGGTTTTTCTACACGCCAGGAGCTACTATACTAGCTTACCGTGGTTCGCAGTTTAGAATTGAAGGATCAAACGCGATAGATTCTACTGCACTCTTTGTAATGGGAAATACTGCCCGTGTTCAAATGCGGCCTAGATCCCTGGACAACTTGTGCCTTGGTCCAGTGGATGCCGCATCTCCGTTTCCGCAAACAATTTCCACACAAAGTGCAACAAGTTCTGCAAATGCCGCAGGCTCATTATTCTCAATTGATGGTTCTCAAAGCACTGGAAATGCACTAGGAGGAGA